AGTTAGTTTATTTTGCGCGGCTTCAATGCTTTGCAGATAAATCGCATAACGTTGTTTTGCCAATCCGCTTGCGTTTTCTTCAATATTCAATGCTTCCTGAATTTTTGCTTGATTATTCATAAGAACTAAAAATTGTTCTTTTTGTCTTACACCAGCAATACTTTTAGCAATATTATCCTGTTCGACTTCATTCAAGGTAGACCATTTTACGGACAATTCTGAAATAATTTCCTGAATATCTTTGAAACTATTTTTGCTGTCTCTTAATTTAATATCTACTCTAGCTAAAGCTGTTTCTACATTATTTATTCCAAGTCCATCTTCATCAATTTTATTTGCTTTTATGTCCGTAAATCTTGCGAACATAGTTTTCATAGCTTGACCGATAGATTCAGCTGATATACGAGTAGTACTGCTAATTACAGTAATATATGCTGCTAAATGATTAAAATCAACACCTGCTTGTTTGGCAGAGTTTGAAGAATATTTCATAGCGGTAGAAATTTCATCTACGGACGTTGCATATGAATTATCCAATGCTACAAGTTTATCAACAACTTCACCAGTATCTTTAGCATTTATTTTAAAACCGTTCATAATAGATGTCATACGTTCAGTAGCATCTGCGGCTTCCATGTTTCCTAATTTAGCCAACATCATGCTATTTCTAATTAAAACACCAGTTTCTTCGGCGGTCTTACCTTGACGAATATATTCCAAACTACCCTTAGCCACTTCAATGGTTGTAGTACCCATTTCTTTTGCTAAATTATTATATCCAACGGCAAGCTTGGCTGTATTTTCTTCTGTATCACCAGTTACCAAACGAATATTGGTTAATTCTTTATTAAGGTCTTTTATGTATTGAATGCCTTCTTTGATTTGACTCAAAGCACCCATAACCAAACCAATACCCAAAGCTGTTTGAGCCATCGTCTTAATATTATTTTTTAATGTCTCAGTAAAATTAGTCCAACCAGTATTCGTAGAAACAATTGCTGCTTTATTTACTGCAAGTTTGGCAGTTAGTCTTTCAACTTCTTCCGCATTACCTGCTAATGCTGCGCTCTTAAGTTCATTCGCTGTTGTAGTAGCTGTTGCTACCGTTCCTGTCTGAGTCATATTTCCAGACTTGGCTAAAAACTTCTCAGCATCTAATAAAGCTTTTGAAAATTTATTAGCTTCTGCTGTCATGTTCTCAGTTGTTCTAAGTGTTGTTCCAGCTTCACTATTAATCTTAAGTATTGTGTTGACTATATTCTTATTGGTATCAAGATATTGTACAGCCGCGCTATTGATTCTTCCTAAATCATCGCCAATAGTTGTAACTTTTTGAAGTTGACCACCAGATGCTTTAATTTTATCCAATTGAGCAGTCAATGTTGACATATCAGTAGGATTAAATTTCACATTCAACATGATTGTGTTTTTTGTAGAGATAGCTTTTATCTGAGCATCAAGACTTTTAGGGTCTATTTGTGCCTCAAGCAAAAGTTTATACGTGCTATTTGCCATATATACCTCCCTTCAAAATCCTCTGAAAAGAGGAATGCTATATTATTTAAGATTATCTAACTCTGTCCAAACCTTATCTTTACTTGTTGTATCATCATAAAGACTAACCATTTCTAGCGATGTCCAACCAACCAAATCTTTTATTAACATTGGAGGAATATTTTTTCTAGAGAATTCTGTTACTAAATAATGTCTAAGTGCGTGTGGATACACATTTACTTGTAAAAAATTCTCCATCGTAGCTACCCATGAACGAATTGTGCCTTCTGTGGCTGAAGTCCCGTCTTCTTTAACAAATAGAAATAAATGTGACAATCCTTTTTCTTTTAGAAATACTTCTCTATCTGTAATCCATTGTTTATAGTAAGGTAGAAATTTATCTTTTAGAATGTATTTATATAATAGCTTGCCGCTTTTTCCTCTCCCCTTTGTTTTAATTTGTCGTGTTGTTTCCATAAATAAATCTCCAAATGCAGTATGGTTCTCGTCTAATATATCTGTTGTAAATCTAAGAAGTTCCGAAAATCGAGAACCAGAATAGACAGCCAAAGCCAACCAACACGCCATTTGAGAATTTTTATTTGCACACCATATAAGCAAAGACTCTACTTGCTCCGTAGAAAGAATTGTCTTCTCTCTGCGCATTTCTTTTGGAACACTCTCTATTGTTTTCAATACTATGTTTCTAAAGGAAGGATATTCTTCATCCATGAACTTTTCAATAAATATAGAAAAGGATGATAAGAAACTTCTGAGTCTATTATTACGAGCAGACCCATACTGTAATTCATTTGTTGTAAAAGAAAAAAAATCTGAAAATTCTAATTTTTTAATATCAACGAATGATTTATTATTATTAAACTGTAAATTCCACACAAAGAAAATATTAGAATCGGAGCGATAACTTTTTATTGTAAGATTACTACATCTGGTAGATTTTTCCTTTAAAAATAAATTTGATAATTTTTTATTTTCAGAATTTATTTTTTCAACAAGTTCTTCTGTCACAATCTTTTTTACAAAGGTTTTTCTAGGCATTCATGCTCTCCCTTCGTAATTCTCTGGAAAATTTAATTTATATATATATCTTTATATATCTCCCAAGATTTTTCGTCAAAGGCTTTTGCTGCGTCTTTTTCAACTTCAAAACATCCTAAATATATTCTTTCTTTTGTATAAATGTTCTGTATTCTAGCCATAAAACTTCCGTTTTCGGTTATACTTACTCCTATATATTTTGATGTTCCCTTCCTCTTCTTTTTTCCAACTTGTCCGTAAGAATTATTTAATTTTTCTGTTTCGCTTTGAACTCTTCCCAACAATGCAGCAGATATTTTCTTTAAAACAGCCATAGGAGTTTTCTTGCCGTACATTGGATTTTTATCCCCCGATAATGATTCACTAAGATGTTTTCTGTGTTCATCTGTTACAAAAACACCTCGCATTGGTGCGTTTCCTCCCCATGATATGTTGTACCCGTTTTCGGATGAATGAGACTTCAACTTTTTTATATAGTAGATTTCTTTTTTGTCTAAAGATTCTATGTCGCATTCTTCTATGATATAGAAGATAAAGTTTTCCTCTCCGTATTTATTCCATGCCCTTTGTAAATGCTTGTTGTTTGATTTATTTTTCCTAAGTTCACGCATGTGCCTTTTATATCTTCTGCCTATGTCTTGTGCTTGTCCTATATATTTCTTAGTATCCGTCTTATTTTCAATACAATAAATTCCACTATTCATTTTCTAATCCTTTAAAATATGCTATCCCTAATGCATAACTATCTATTTCGTCATTATTTTCAAACTCTATATTTGGGTAAGCATTTCTAATCCATAGTTCCATTTCTTCTTTTTTTATATTCCCTTTGCTTGTTATGAGCTTTCTCACAGACGTAGCATGTAATTCTATTTGTTCAACATTATAAAAAATAAGATTTGTTATACCATGTACTCTAAAAATTTGTTCTGTAGAACCAGCGAATCTATAAAAACCTTTTTCGATTAATATTAGATTTGGCTTATATTCTTTCTTTAATTTCTTCATTTCTTTAGCGATAGTTTGTAGTCTCAGGGGAGTAGATAACTTCCCTTTTGTGTCTATATGTCCAGTTTTTATAAACTTTCCATCATTGCTAAAAATAGAATATCCTGTGCAGACCATTGAAAGGTCAAAGCTAATTATTGTCATTTTTCTCCATAAGTAAAAAATAAGGACTCCCGTTTTGGGAGTCCTTAAATATGAAAATTTTATTATAAATGTAAAAAGTTAGCTGTTCTAATATTGTCATAGTGATGAACAGTCAACGAGAAACCAACTGGAACACCCAATAACAATAATATTTCAATCAACACTTTTGCGAATGCTCCTGCACCAGCATCCAAAACATTAACAAGGTCAAGTTTGCCCATCAACGCTAAAATAAACAATCCAACAAACACAACAGCGTTTGCAATAAAATTTATTTTGTCTGCACCTGCAATGTCAATAACTTTGTAATATTCAAGAGCGGTCAACACAGTAGCAAGCAATGCTGGAAATCCAACCAATGCCCCAAGTAAACTCAATACTAATTGCACTAATACAACGAAATCCATAATAAAGCCTCCTTAAATTTTACTAAAACCTTTTGCTGTAAAACGTCTTGTAACTATTTTTTCAAGTTGCCCGTTGTCAATCATATCCTCAAGAAATCTCTCAAAGAATTTAACTGGTCTGTGTACAGATAACCATAGACTTGATTGCTTACCTTCAAGAATCGATGGTAGATTATCTCCAACGAAATTTGGATTAGAATAAATGCTTCCATGTTGAAACTTTTCTGGATTGAAGGTTTTAATCATATCAGGATTATACCACAACTCCATAGAAATAGAATTTATAGTTTTCTTTACTTCGCTCCAATTCCAGCTATCGAAAAATTCATTAGTACGTTCATATATCTGCGGATTATCAATGTAAGCATATTTTAAAAGATAATCGTTTTGAAATATTTTAAGAACTTCTTCCGTTGTTTCTAGTAACGCTTCCTCGGCTAGAGTTGCCATAGCTAGTTGCAGGTCTTGTTGATTTGTTATATTTGGCATTTTCACCCCGCTTTTCTTCCACAGGTTTTACCCATGCCGTTTTGTCAACATAATCAAGTCTCTTTTTAATATCTCGATGACGTATTTCTATTTCCTCACCACAGGACGGACAAAATTTATATTCATTTTCTATATGTATCTCCACCCCTCGTTCAATTCGTATATCTTTTCTTCCTCTTAGTTGCATTACATTGCCGCAATTAGAACACTTTTCGTTTTTTAAAGTCCGTATTAATCTGCCAAGAGTCTGACTATCTTCCATAATGTCCTTTATTTTAGTTGCTCCGTTAATGATTTCAAGATAGGAGAAGCATTTGCTTCCTTAAGTGTTTCTTTTATTTTATCTAGTTGTTCTACGCTAAAATCTGTCTCTAGAATTTTAGTTATGTAGTCAGTTCCCTTTTTATATAGGTCATCTAAAACAAAACCAAGACTATTTTTTATACGAATTTCTTCACGTCTTGCCTCGACTGTTTTCAATAGGCGACGTTTAAATTCTCCAATGTTTATAATTGAGTTTTCAACAGCCTGATACATATCATAATTTTCAAAGATTTTATCCATCGAAACAACTATTTCAGGTGTGCGGGAAGGGTCGTCATCATTGACAACCATTAAATCTGTATTCAATTCCAATATGCTCGCGATTAAACCATTCTCTGCACGAATGTAATTATTGTGTACATCGCCTATTTCAGCAAATAAGTCGTTTAGATATACTTGGACGATAGCTCTTTGGTCAACATCACTTATAAAAGGTTTAACTGAAAACCCCCACTTGTCGATTTTCTTCCACTCACGCTCTTTAAATTCGACTCTTATTTTATTCATTTCTTCTCCTCGTTTAAAATTATGTTTTTATCCTATCAAGGTATAATCGCGACATGTAATTTTCCTGTAAGTAGCATTGTTAGTAATATCCCAAATGCTCCAGTTGTTAACCAAGAAATTATATTAAAATATGGCATGATTTTATCCAAAACACCTTTTTGTGCTTTTGATTCTACCTCAATTCTTTCTGTTTCTTTTTTCTGAGCATCAGAAAAATCTTGCGTCTCTCTCTTCAATGTTTCAAATTTAGATGTAAATGTATCTTCTATATGAGACATTCCAGCAACAATACTTTTTCCAATGCGTTCTTCCATTTTAGATATAGCCTCTTGCATTTGAAGATAGGCTTGTTTGTTTGCTTCTATGTTCATCTCAGCAATTGTTATTTTTTGCTTAATCCCCATACTTTTAATTGTTCCATCCATATTTTCTTCTATTTTTTCGACAGAAATAGCAAGAGCTTGCAGACGAACAATTACTTCAATCAAAGATTCATTATTTACTGGAAACGATGATTGCTGAGTTGTTTTATTCGCCATGTTAATTGCCCTCCTATCTTAAAATTTTCTCTATATAATCTATGGCTTCTTCAACAGTTTTTCCTATTTGTTCCAATCTAATTGCTAATTCTATGCTTTGTTCTATTTCGCTTTTATTTTTAACGGAGGGCATTTCTTCATCCTTTATAATAAAATATCAGATAGGATTTTCTCTACATTATCGAATTCCCAATACGGAATGATAATTAATGGAATGTTATTATCTTTGCAGTATTTTTGTTTTATTTTATCTAATTTCTTTTGTAATTTAAATTGCTCTTCTCCACCAAAAAAATCGACTGGTTCTAAATGCTGAATACCCCAATATTCTAGACATTTCCAAGAGCCATCGTCATAGGGTATGCCGAAGTCAAAGGGGAGTTCGTTTATATTTCTACAATCTTGAAATTTCTTTTGAGAGATATAATTAATTCTGTTATTTTCTAGAAATTTTTGTATTCTAAGTTCTCCGTGTGACGAAGAACAGATTGGACAACCAGAATTTACATTTGTTCTGCTTGCAATTGAACTATAATATTCATGTCCCTTGGAGCATAACCACCATACTTTTTGACCAGAACCATATGCAACATTATCTGGAGTCAATTCATTATTCTTTGTTGGATGCCACTCTTTTGCGATTTCTGAAAATTTGTATGCAAGATTATTGTATTTTCCAACTTGATGACCAGAACATATAGAACAACCTTGACCATGAAGAATGCTATCCCATCCCAACTGAAAATATTCTTCACATGTAATATGATAAAAAATTAATTTTCCTTTTGCTATTGTGTATATGTTGTTGTTAGATAATTTAAATTCTGGACGATTTAAAGATAACCATAAAGCAATATTTTCTAAAGAATATGGGTTATTTGCGCCAACAAAATACGGTATATGTCCCTCAATAAGGTTGTATAAATCAACATCATACTTATACCCAATTTCATCTTGAATAACTACTCGTCTATGATTTTTATTCATATATTCTTTTATAAAAATATATCCGAGTTTACAAACTATTTGGTCTACTTCTTCATTTGTTCTTTTATTCCATGCTATTATAGTCATAATTTCTCCTGCTAAATTTTCCTGAAAATAAAATAGATGAAAAAATACTCAGGATTGTATTCTTGTCGAATTGGTTTATAATTCCAAATCTATTCATCTAGTATTTAATTATAACATAATATCGCTATTCTGTCAAGAGTTATTTTTTATTATAACATCAAAATTCTCTATAAATAAGTTTACCAAGATAGGGTCAAATAGTTTACCACTATTTTTCTTTATATGCTCTAAAACTTTTTCTTTATTCCAAGCCTTACGATAAGGTCTATCATTTGTCAGAGCATCATAAATATCTAAAATTTTAAATACCCTTGCTTCTAATGGGATAACTGCTCCAATAAGACCTTGTGGATAGCCTGTACCATCCCAAGATTCATGATGAGAATATGGAATTGGTATTGCATGGAAAAGAAACTTTATATCTTCCATCATTTGTTTTGCAAACAACGGATGTTGTTTCATAGTTTTCCATTCCGCTTCTGTTAAATCGTCTTCTTTAAGCAAAATAGAATCTGGTATACCTATTTTTCCAATATCATGTAGCATTGCGCCACGCCATACATTAATCAATTCGTCTTTATCAAATCCTAAAATCTCACAAAAAGTAACTGTCATTTTAGTTACTCTATCGGTATGGTCGCTTGTATTTTTGTCCTTAAGGTTTAAGGCTTTCCCCCAACCCTCCAAAGTTTTATTATACATTTCTGTTGTCTTTGACGTATCTCTAATTTCAACAATTATAAAAACGTCTGGAATATATAAAGGTGTAAGTAAAATAAATGATTTAAAAATTGTTCCATCTTTTCTTTTTGAAACAAATTCTTTATTTGCAGACATTATTTTTGGAACAGGACGACGCATATATTTTTCACGATATAGTCTATGTTCTTCTTCTGAAATTGGAACTAATATTTCAATCGCTTTCCCCAAAAGTTCATCTTCATTATATCCAAATAAATCGCAAGCATATTTATTTACAGAAACAATATTTCCAAATCTATCAACTACAATTCTAGGTTCTAGTATGCTTCTCAATATTTTTAAATGTTCTTCTAATCTTACATTATCAATATTGCTCAAGATATTCACCGCCTTTTGACAACTAATTTCTAAAACTCTATGTTGTCACCTTTCTTGAGATTGGCGTGCTTTGTAGCATCATAAGGAATACGTGTTCCAAAACCGTTTTGAGAAATGGAAACGAATCCTTTAGATATACTGATTACAATGCCTCTCCTGATTTGTACATCAGGTTTAGTTGGTTCTTGAGGATGAACGATGCTCGATAATTCATCGTTAGCACGTTCAAGAGAAATGTCTTTTTCTTCTTGTAGAGCTTCTTCATTAGAAGATAATGTATTCCACTTTTTCTTTGACATAGGTTCCTCCTTTTATAATAATGCGTCAGATAATATTTGTTCTATGTTGTCAAAGTCCCAATACGGAATAATTAATAACGGAATATTATTATCTTTACAATATTTTACTTTTATTTTGTCTCTCTTTTTCAATTCTTTGAATTGTTGTTTTGCCCACTCGATTCCTTTGCCAGCAAAATCTACAGGAAAGAAATGTTGTTCCCCTTGATGTTCTATACATTTCCAAGACCCATCATCATAGGGAATACCGAAATCAAATTTTAGTAGGTCTTTATCCCTACAGTCGTGAAAGCTCTTTTGAGATTTATAATTAATATTACTTTCAAAGAGAAATTTCTCAATTCTATCTTCTCCTTTGGAGAATGAGCATTTAGGGCAACCGCGATTATTCAAAGTTCTACTTTTTACTACAGCATTCCATTCTTTATTTTTTCCATAGCCACAGATAGAACAAATCCAATAAATCTTTTCATGAGAACCACAAGTAACTTGTTCTGGAGATTTTATATTGTCTGGATGCCACTCTTTAACTAAATCTGGTCTTTTATATGCAAGAGAGGTTTTTATTCCAACTTGCTGTCCACAACAGACAGGACAATTTTGACCTCGACAAACATTAGACAAGCTCATTTGAAAAAATTCTTTGCAGTGCGTATGATAAAAATTTAAGTTTTTATGACTTCCTTCATAAATATTGTCAGTAAGTATTTCAAATTCTGGTCTATTTAAATATAGCCACAAGGATATATTTTTAACTGTAGACTTATTGTTCTTTCCAACCCAACATATTTCATTACGTAAAAATTCATTAAAACCAGTATCGTATTCATATCCATTTTCATCTTGAGTTATAAGTCTGTGTTTTCCTTTTTCAGAAATATATTCTTTGACCAATTTGTGACCCCTATCATTAACTATTTTTTCAATTTCTTCATAAGTTCTTCTTTTCATAGAAAATCTCCATACCTCCAAAATATTTTTATAGATAAGAGAGCAGAGAGGAGTTTCTTTTTCGGAATGAATCATGACTTCATCCTATCTCTCTTATCTTTTGTCTGAATTAACAGACTGTTATTTATATCACAGAATCAATATTCTGTCAATAGTTTATTAACTTACAGTTACGGTCGCTTCATCGTTAACTGCCGTGTTCGATGTTATCTCAACATGCAATAGAGAACTTCCCGCCGAAACTGTGGTAACTAGACCAGCCGAGTCAACTGTTGCAACACCTGTTGTATCTGAGGTAAATGTCAAATCTGAATAGTCTGGTACAACAAAGGGAAGGTCGCCAGTGCGAAGAGCATACACTATCAATTGTTTAGTAGCAGGGTCAGTCAACGCAAAACTTCCTCCTGAAATTGATAGTGCGAAAACATTTGAATACCAAAACGCATTATCCAAAATTTCTATAATTTGCGCATAAATTGGTTCTGACTGGCAACTCGCATTTGTTAAATCTTGTGACGCTAATGCCATTGCGCTAAGAGGGGTTGTTGAAACTCCGTCCGTTTTAAGGGCTAAATTAAAGTTACCAGTCAATGTAGCTCTAGGAACAATAATTTGTAATTCTCCAATTTTATTTGTTGAAACATCAGACGAATTCAATTGAGCTTTTAATACTAATCGCCCTACTGTCGGAATAACGTTTGCGTTAACTGTGATAGAACGAGAAGCAGCATTCAAAGCAAAATATGTTACACATACAACATCGTTTTCAGCACCACTAGAAGTAAAAGCTTGTCCAGTAAACACAACTCTTTCTGTTGTTCCATTTTTCAAAGAAACCCAACCATATAACACATCTGATTGAATCGCCAATGGTGTACCCGTTACAGAGCCAGTCCCGCCTGCCCCCAATGTTACATTCTCGGATGTATAAACATCGTTGCCTGTTGTAATTCCTGAGCCAACAGTTGTTCCAAGAAACGCCAAATTAAATTGACTATCAGTTAAATTAATTGTCATTGCATTTGAATGATAATAAATATATTGCAGCTGTGCGCCAATGCCGCCACGAATTTCCGTAGAACCAAGCTTGACATCAATTGCAGAATCTATTAATGTCTTGGCTGTAATCAACAGAACATCGTTTTGGTCATAAAATTCTACATCTGCAACAGATGTAAGAAACTTTTTAATCGCCATATTTTTTCTTTCCTCCTATATAAAAATTTTTGTAAACAATTCAGCTATTTTTTGCTGAACTGAAATCAACTTTAGATTGAATTTCTTCAACACTGACAGTATCTTTAAATTTGTCATTATTATCCAAATCAGTAAGCCAGCTTTTCAGAACCGATTTATCTTTAAATTCAACCATCCCTGACATGGAAGCAGTTAGATAAATATTAGACATAATGATTTGATTTGCTCTCATCAATGCCTTCATAAATTTTCTAATTGTTAACTCATATATCTTTTCCAACTCCCACCCCGTATAAACAGCAACAGCAACAATTTGGTCTTCCAAAGATGCCATTTTATCACCAGATATTTTCTGTCTATATCTACGAGTTTCTTCCATCTTATCACGGACTGATTTTTGAATAGTTTCATCGGTTAATTCAATGTAATTTTGTTCAGCAATGATTTCTCGTAAAATTTCAAAATCAGCCGAATCGTAAACTTGACCATCTATCTCAAAGATAGGTCTATTATCTTTTAACATATAGTTTATTTCGTAATTGTTTTCTTTTTTCAAAACAAATTTTAATAATAAATCAAACAATGCTACATAGTTATTTTCATCATTATTGAATGTAAATAAATATTCCAAATAAGTCATTTTTATAATTTTCTTATCTGGAATACTGTTTTTCTCAATCATGAGACATTGAGCAAGCGTTTGAAATATTAGATAATCTTTCATTCGTGCAGGATATATTTCTAATCCTTTATATGGGACAGGTAAATCGTACAAGTAGTATCTGTCACGAGCATTGAAAGCCATCTGACCTCCTATGCTAACTTATCTTATTGCCCATCATCAGCCACTTCCCTCGAAATGGAAGCTGACCTACTGTTTCAGCACGTAAACCAAATGTTCCCATTGCATCAAAGTGAAGTTTTCCTATTTGATTACCCTGTTCATTTTTTAAGTCTATTCCGTTAAACAAAGAAATAAATCTTTGCAATATAACGTCGTTTCTCGTCTTATAATTTGAAAGATGATTAATTTTATAATGGGCATAGACTTCAAACATTAAAGTCACACTTCCCCAAACACGATTATCTGGATTAAGTGTGTAAGGATGAATTCTAATGCAACATATTTCATTAGTAAGAACATCAGGCTGACCAGTATCCATAAACACTCTAAATTTTGCTGTATCGTCTTCACCTTTATAAATCAATGCTGTTTTTTGGCTCTCTGTTAAATTTGTTTGATTCCATGCATCAGGAGTATTGTAATAAAGCAATTTCCAGATTAATTCGTCATTATCAAGCATATATTTTATTGCTGTATAACTAAAACTATCTAAGCCATTGTAAGTAGCATATGAACCAGCATTTATACTATTTGACATGCTACCACGCTCCTCTTAGATTAATTTGAATAACAATTGAATAAATCCCGCTTGTTGCCGTAACTTCCAAATAATCTGTTAAGAACATCTGATAGTTATGCACTTTGAATTCTTGAGGTGTTAACACTTCATAGAGATAATGATTATCTGGAACAGTTCTAGGATTCAATGAGTATGTAAATCCATCAGTTTGAACCATATTGTTTTTATATAATACTGTTGACCAAATAGCTTCATCACCTTCAAGTAAATAATTCGTAGTAGGGGATACTATAATTTGATAAGTATCAACTGGTGTTGACGTAACTTCTACGTCACATGACGCAAATACTCCGTCATTACCCGCTAATATAACTTTTATTGAAGCTATACCCTCTGCTACAAATGTTACCAAACCTGTTTGGTCTACTGTTGCAATCGTTTCATCATTGCTAGACCAAGTAACACTTCTAGAAACTGTTTCACCATTAAATGTTACAGTAGCATATAGTTGAATAGTCTGTGTAGCATCTCCTGAAATTAAAGGTGGACTCACTTGTATTGCATATGTACCTTGTATATAATTGGCAATACCGTTTGTAATATCATCTGTATCTGGATTCACATAATCTACCACTAATGTAAATGCAATAAGTCCAGAACTCATATTATCTGTGGTAAACAAGTTATTATAGTTTTCAATACCACCACCCTCCACGCGGTACGCAGTAAAATTATTGCTATTCCCAAACAAGAATCTTTGATTAGGTTTAATAGTATTGGTAACAGAATTAAATTGTGTAATCAATCTTAATGTGCCTGCTGGAGTTACTACTGCCGAACCTGCCGTTGAATAATCTCTATTTTGCTTAACGATAAAGTTTAGTGATGCGGGAAATTCCTGTATTGCTCCATCAGGAGTCTGCCATCGAAGCATGTTGTTACAACGTTTTACAGTAGCAGTTTGAACAAGAGATTTTATTTTATCTACGTTTGACGTGACCCAAAAATTGTCGTCGAATTTGTACATCAATCCTAAAGAAACAGGATGATTAATGTCAGCAAACAATAAAAGTTTCAAATCATCATCAACAATTTTATCGCCAATTTTTGAATCTAAAATATTATTAACTCTAACATCTACATCTTGATAGATACCAGAAGCAAGACTTGACTCTTCTTGGATTTGATACCAATCAGAACTCAAATAGAATTGTTGAGTTAAGTTTTGTTGAAAATCATTTGTGAATTGTTGTTTTGGATTAACATTGATTGGTGCACTAGAAGGAATAAACTTATATGTATAAGTCATAACACCTCCTTTTTATGGTATAAAAAATTGTCCAGCAAACCATTGTGACCAATTGATACTGTAATTTAAACCATAATTGACTAACTGTTGAGAAACTTCTTCTTTTAACATATTAAATCTGGCTTGTTTCGCTGTCATATTCTGACTGGAAGAGAAAGTACGAAAATCGCGGTCTTGAACCAAATTCTCCATTTGTAAAACAGAATCGATTTCCCATTCAAGCCACAATTTTTTCATTAGCAATGATAAAACGTTTATATTTTTTTGAGTTAATGTAGCATCAAAGGTATTGCTACTATAAGTTAATACTTGGTCACAATTTATAAACTCTGGAATTGCTTGAATTAGCCATGCCGATAAAAATGTATTAAAATCAGGTTGAGAAACATTGAAGAGATTTGTGAGTCTATAATCTTGGATTGTACTCATAAAAAAATCGAAAATCTCTTGAAAAGTTGTTCCCGCCATAATCCTCCTCTCTTAAAATAAAAATCCCTTTCGGGAATTTTTTTATTCATAATCTTCTGGAAAATTTAATGGGTTAGGAAAATTATTTTCTATAATATAATTATCATATAGTTTAGCCGCTTCAATTTCTACTTTCGATTGCCCTATATTTATTTTATGTCCGAATCTTGTAAGTCGCGCAACAAAAAATCCGCTTCCTTTATGATATGAAACACCAAAATATTTAGACGAAGCGTTTTCTAATTTCTTTCCAAATCTAGAATTGTTTTCTAAATTCCTATCTGGTAGAGATTCTTGAATTTTCTTTTTGCTTTCATCTGTGTGATGTTTTCCCCACCAAGAACTTTTTTCTCCAGAAAAATCAGCGTGATTTTGGCTCATTTTCTCTTTAACATATTCCGGTAAAGATTTTCCAAACCAATGATTCTTTTCTCCTCTTTGAGAATCGCCAATCTTGTGTTTTGCTTCATCGGTATGAATCAATCCAGAACTACCTTCTCCTCCATCTGTAAGATTATATCCTTCTGGTGCTTTTGTGTTCCATTCCTTTATATAAAATATTTCGTAATTATTTAACAAATCCTCAGAACACTCAGAGATTATATAAATATCAAAATTTTCTTCTCCGTATTTATTCCACGCCCTTTGAAGAAGAGTACATCTATCGGAATTTCTTTTCAAACTATTCAGATGAACATTTATTCGTTTATTTAAGTCAAAAGATTTTCCTATATATTTCTTATTATTTATCTTATTTTCAAAACAATAAATTCCAGATTTCATATTTATTTCTTCCTTAAAATAATTTCCTATTATAAATGTCAAACGGCAGGCGTTAGGAATTACGCTTTTCAGTCTGCATAACCTATCCGTTCAACAATTAATTTTATCACAAGTTCTTATATTTGTCAATAGCAGAATTAAACTGGAGTTGCTTGCAAAAGTTTTGATTCTTCTGCAAGTTTAATCAAGTCTTTGTCCGCTAATTTCGAGATTTTGGCGATAATATTTAAATCCATTTCTGGTTTATCGTCACGTAAAGCAGCAACAATCATGCCGTCAATTATATCCCGTTGCGCTTTTGGAGCAGACTCATATAATTTTACAGCACTCTTAGGGTCACAGTTTATAACTTTTAGCATCATATCCTTGGTTAGAATTTTATCGTAAATATCGTCTAAACCATGTTTACGGATAACTCTTTCATTAAGAATGTAAAAATATCCCTGCTCCATAAAGCTACGATAATTTTCAAAGATTGATGCAAGGTCATTATATAATATTCTCTTAACTTCACCGAAGGAAGAAAATGAGAAACTTCTACCACGACCTAGTTTTTCTGTAGAAAGATTTAACTTTCCACTGAACAAACTCATTACTTCGATATATTCCAATCTGTTACTTTTGTGACTTTATTATAAAACAAAGCGAATAGGCATTTCTACCTATTTCTACAATTTCATTTTACATTATATTTGTAGGTCAGACTGTATATTCATCTCTATTCATAGAGAGGAAGACTTCAATACTTATGTTACCACAAGCATCCCGCAGTCGTTAAGGATTGCGTTTTCACGCTCTTTCCTCGGTCTTATCCGTGTCTGGACTTTAACCGATATAGTCTCCTGTTAGCTTTTATGCCCATATATTACTATATGTTTCGACTAATATTTAATCGAGTCTAATTCCATAATTTGATTCCGAACCTCTAAGTTGTGCATTCTCAGCTTCTAATTCTCTAAGCCTTTCTTGCAACCCAGTAGTCTTTGAGGTCTTGCTTCTTGCAACCATTTTAATTATTATCTCCTTTTATTGCTTAAATAAAAACATCTCTGCGAGGAGATGTTTTGTAAAATTTATTATTGTTATATTTTTATATCGCCGTTTTCTATTCTAATTGCGAATTCGTAGAAGTCTTCTGGAGTACAGTTTTCTTTTGTATATAATTTATGAAATAAAATATGAATATCTTTTCTTAAGCATACACCTAAAGGATAACGATAATGGATTTCCATAACTTTATCAACTATTGGTTTCATGTCTTCTTCGGAATAATCTCCGATAAATTCATATTTTTCCAAATCTAATTCTAACAGAGCATCTTTAACGATATTGTTCAATGGATATAGATGATGAATTTCATCAAATTGTTTTTCTGTAATTACGCATTTATAGTTGCATTGTAGCATAGAATTTTCTTGCCATTTTTCAAAATCTGTAGATTCTCTTATAAAAGACCTGAGTTTTGTAATTCCACCCTTCCACAAACGACTATTAGAACCAGATTTATTTGCTATAGAACATTTTAAGCAACCTGTATCATTTATTACACTTTGAACTGTTGTGTTCCATACATAACCACAAATTAGACATTCAAAGTCAGCACGATTCCTAATAGATTTATAATTTGATATTCTTATTGTCCCGTTGTGTATTCCATTTATCTTTTCAATAATATCTTTTTCTGGAAAAGATAATATTTCTCGAAGATGATTTCTAGCACAAATAGGACAACCATGACCAGATTCAATAGTTGAATATGCAACAACATTCCATTCGTGTCCACAAATTACATCTTTAAAATCCGCTTTTGAATTTAGAGAATAATAATTTTTCATTATTATTCTTCCTTTGTGCATTTCAAGAAGTCTTTTTATAGCTTCTTTTTCTGAAATAGATTTTCTTCCCATACTTCATTCCTCTTGTAAAAATGATTTCTTGAGAAAACAATTGAATGGAAAAATATTCAAGAATATATTCTTTTCGGTTCTAGTTACCTATCCATTCAATTTAACTTTACCACAATTATTCTATTTTGTCAATAGTAATGTTAGGGCAAAGTTATTAAACCGGCAATCGCGTTCGTAGCAATAGCCGAACCCCATGATTTAAACATGGTGGCGTTTTGTGTTAAGTTCGCGTTCGAGAACGGCGCATCGACGTTTGACATGGTGCTGCCCTCCAAAACTAATTTTACGATTTTATTTGCCGATGGAGACACAACGTACAAACGAGTATCATCCAATAAAAGTTTAAAAGGCGAAG